GGGGCGGAGGATATTTTGAAGTATTTTAAGACAGCAGGGGAGTTTAAAGATGCCAGGTGGTAGGCCAACAAAATACACTGAAGAGTTAATATTAAAAGCTCCTAAGTATCTGGAAGTATGGGAAGAGCTAGGAGACATGATACCGAGTCAAGCAGGTTTAGCTGTGTATCTAGGTATATCTATAGCGTGTGTTGAAAACTGGGGAAGGCAAGCGGAAAAAGTAGAGTTTTTAAGGGTATTGGATAAGATAGAGGCCCAGCAACGCCGAATTTTATTTAACAATGGGCTGACAGGCGTGTTTAATGCGGCTATCACAAAGCTTGTTTTAACTAAGCATGGATTTAGTGATAAACAAGATCAAACACATTCGGGACCAGATGGCGGCCCGATCAAAACCCACGCAATGTCTAAAGAGGAAATAGCCGAGGCTTTAGCTCAAAAAGGTATCCCGATGCCGAGCCGAGATGAATGACGAACAGCTCATCAGGGAATGGTGGGGCCATGAGTGCCGTGATAGCTTCCATCAATACCGCCGCTATATAAACCACAAATTATTTAAAACAGGGTGGTTTGCTCGTGAGCTATCCCAGTGTTTGCAACAATTCTACGAAGATTATACGGCCAATAAAAAGCCTATACTTCTTATATCTGTTCCCCCCCAACATGGAAAAAGTTGGGGAGTTACTGATTTTCTTGCCTGGTTCTTGGGTAAACAGCCACAAACAAAAATTATATACGCCTCTTTTTCAGAAAGGTTAGGGGTGCGGGCCAACAGGTCACTTCAAAGACATTTCGACACTGAAAAATATAAAGATATTTTCCCTAATTTTGAGATTGGTGAAAGGAGATCTGGCCAGAGAGAAAAGAGTTTGCTGCGGAACAACGAAATAATAGAGACATCCGACCTAGGATTCTTTCGCAATACCACTGTAAACGGCGCTGTAACTGGTGAAACTCTTGATCTTGGGGTTATTGATGATCCGGTAAAAGGCAGGGCAGAAGCTAAAAGCCCAACTGTAAAGGCAAAGGTCTGGGATTGGTTCACAGATGATTTTTATTCCCGATTCTCGGAAAACGCCGGGCTTATCTTGATAATGACTAGGTGGGATATCGAAGACCTGGCCGGGCTTATTCAAAAAGAATATCCAGAGTCAAAAGTAATAGAATTTAAGGCTATTGCTGAGGAAGATGAACAGAACAGAAAAGAGGGCGAAGCTTTATTTCCAGACCTAAAATCAAAAGATTTTCTTGAAAAAAGAAAGAAAATGCTGGCCCCAGCGTCATGGCAGTCACTATACCAGCAAAGCCCGATTGTGATCGGCGGCGAGATGGTTAAGGATGAATGGTGGGAGTGGTGGACAGTGCCGCCAAAGATAAAATATAAGATCATTGTTGCTGATACAGCTCAAAAAACAAATAATTGGAACGACTATTCATGCTTACATTGTTGGGGTATTGGTTTTGATGGTCGTCTGTATTTGTTAGATAAGCTGAGGGGAAAGTTTGAGGCCCCGGATTTATTGAGAGAGGCGGAGATGTTTTACAATAAGCATAACACCAAAAGAAAGAATATTAATGACCCTATCTTGAGAGGTTTTTACATTGAGGATAAGTCGAGCGGAACAGGCTTAATTCAAACATTAAAAAAGAAAAAGTTAAAAATAGTTGCAATTCCTCGAAATAATGATAAAATTTCAAGAATGTTGGACTGTATTCCGTATATTGAAAGCAAAAATGTTGTTTTAAATGCAGATATCGAGGGTGTTGATAACTTGACACACGAAGCTAGACTATTCCCAAATGGAACTTTTGACGATGATATCGACACTGCAATGTCAGCAATAGAGATTGTATTTTTGACAAGCACAATAAATAGCTCGCTGCAAGCTGCAATGGAGTCTTAGCAAATGAGTTTACCGAATTACGATAGTTTGACAGCGCCCAATCATCACAAAGTTGGGCCTCAAAAAAGGCCGCTTTTCCGTTATGCTGATACTGTTGGTGATGGCACTGGCAATCCTGATGCCATTGGCAATTATGAAGGCAACCCCACAGATTTTAAAATAAAGCCAAACCCTGGGGAGATCATTCGACTAGCAAGGGCTATCTTATTAGTCGAGGATTCTGGTTCATTTGATTCTGGGTTTTACGGCAATGGACTCACTCTTACAAATGGTCTAAGACCTTATTTTCAGACAAACGGAGTAAGACGATATTTTGTTTCTGGTGGTCAACCGCCGATACTGACAAGCGGTGATGTTGCTGGTTTTTGTCATGATCTAGAATTAAGGACATGGGGTGCAGGAAATCAATTTTTGACTGCTCGTTGGACATTTACCAAAGCTGGTATTTACTTTAGGGTTGTTGGCGACACAGACGACGAGTTTGGTATTGAATTGAGTGATGATTTTTCAGGCCTTGAAAAGCACCGATTTATGATGCAGGGATATTACGAATGAAATTTTCCTTTGATGGCTTCAAAAACATCCTAAAGGGTTTGGGGGGCAATAAAGATGCCAGGTCAAGCCGCATATATGCTGAGGGTATGTATATTACACAGCAAATGGCTGATGATCTATATACATTTAACTGGCTCGCTAAGAAGTGTGTCAACATCCCTATTGATGATGCTACTAGAAAGTGGCGAAATCTCATCATTCCTGATCCTGAAAAGAAAAAAGAGATTGAGCAAGTTTATAAAGACCATGATATCAAAGGCAGGATAAACACTGCTATGAAGTGGGCCAGAGTCTTTGGTGGCTCAGCTATGATAATGGTGGTTGAAGGGGATCAAACTGAGCCTCTTAATATTGATAATATCCGGCCTGGTAGCTTAAAGAATATTGTTGTTTTGGACAGGTACAATATTGAGCCGCATGAGATTGATCGCAATGTTTTATCTCCAAATTTTGGAAAGCCAACTTTTTACTCTGTTGTAAGAGAAGGTGAATTGATTCACCACTCAAGGGTTATTAAATTTGTTGGTGATACCCCCACAATATATCAAGAAGAGAGAAATAACTATTGGGGTTTGTCTGTATTCTCTGATTTGTTTGAGACTATTGGTGACAGCCAGGAAGTGTCTGGTGCTATTGCCACCATGGTATCTGAGTCAAATATAGATGTTTATAAGATTGCTGGGTTCAATGAGCTAGTGGCAACAGATGAAGAGCTGGCAACAAAGCGAATCACAATAGCTCATCAAATGAAATCAATAGTCAATGGTATTGTCCTTGATCAAGCTGATGATTATGATAAAAAGTCAAATACTTTTGCTAGTCTGCCAGACATTGATGATAGGGCTATTCAGAAAGTTGCTGGTGCTTCTAATATCCCTGTGACCCGGTTGCTTGGAACATCACCATCAGGGCAAAATGCCACTGGTGAGTCTGATATGCGGAATTATTATGACTCTGTTCAATCGTTGCAAGAAAACGATATCAGGCCAAAGTTAGATATCATTGATAAAATTGTCTTAGGTTCTGCTGGGTATTCTGATGAATTTGATTATGTATTTAATCCTTTACAGCAGATGTCTGAGCAAGAACAAGCTGATGTAGACCTTAAAAAAGGCCAGCGAGATCAAATATATCTCGATCAAGATGTAATAACTCACACTGATGTCATCAAGCAACTAGCTGAGGATGGGACTTATGTTGCCATTGATGCTGACAGGGTTGAAGTTGAAGAGATCGAAGAGGAACTAACTTTTGAAGACCCAGAAGAAAGCAACCCCAGTGAAGAGCTTGAGGGGGCTGGAGAGGAAATATCAAAGGGAACTGGCAAAACTGGGGAAGGCATTAACCAAAGCAGTTAGGGTTGAGCTTTTACCATATTTAAAAGCCCAACAACCTGGGTATGTTGCTGATTCACTTGGGGCTGATTTGGCCACTATTTTCCGAAAGTTAAACCAGCAGTTTACAGGCACTATGGCTATTTCTTTTGCCCAAACTACAGCTACTAATATGGTTGAGGAAACAGGCCGGAAGAACAAGGCAAAATTTGACAGGTCAGTAAAAGTTGCTACAGGTGTTGATCTTGGATCAGTTGTTCGAGAAGAGGGCTTATAAAATCTCTTCCAGAAGAGTACCTTAAATCTGTTGAAACCATTGTCAATAATGGCGTGATTGAAGGTACTAGATTTAGTGAGATAGCTAAAAAGATAACAGCAAGAACAGGGTCAGCAAATAGCAAGCTGGCTAATAGAATAAGGACCATAGCAAGGAATGAAGTTAGCACCCTAAATGCCCAGATCAGCCAGAGGCGGTCAGAAAATCTAGGGATAACAAGAGGGATTTGGCGAACTAGCGAAGATGAAAGTGTTAGAGAGTGCCATGTTAAGCGGAATGGGAAGGAATACAATATCAGCAAAGGTCTTTACTCTAACTGTGATGGTAAAACCATTAAGCCTGGTGAAGAAATTAATTGCTTGCCTGGTGATTCATATCTTGATAATAATTCTTTTTGTGAAAAACTTTATAGGCGATGGTATGCTGGAAAATTGACCGAGCTTGTTTTTGACGATGGAGAAGTCTTGAGAATAACACCGAAGCACCCAATATTCACAACAAAAGGTATCAAGCCCGCGCAGTTCATCAACCGTGGCGATGATATCGTCCGCACAATTGAGAAGGGCAACTGTGTTGGGGAACTCAACAGCCAGAGTTATAAAACCTCTTTCGAGGATATTTTTAGAGCGTTTGATTTGGCGGGGGTTGAACATTGTGTATCTTCCAATGTCGTTGGTAAGTTCCATGGCGACATTTCCGATAGCGATGTCAACATTATAAATATCGATAGCCTTTTGGCGAATGAAGTCAATCCTCTTCTCAGAGAGAAGATTGCAAAGCTCAATTTCCCCAGGGCCGATAAAATAAGGAATTTGCCGTTTCTCTCTTGTAATAGCGGCAGCGACACATCTGGATTTTTTAGCGGGTTTTCCAGTAACAGCTTGATGGGCTTTTTTGACTTGATTACGTCTCGCCTGCTCGTCCATTTGACTCCACTTGAGCTTTTCGGCTTCGCTTTGGGTTCGTGGTGTAACACCGCCAGCTATGAGTTTCCGCCGGATAACGGATCGGGAAGCGCAAAAATGTTTAGCGATTGCGTTTTCGCTTTTGCCGCTTTGGTACATGGCCAAGATGTCATCAACAAGGAGATGGTCAAACTTTCCGCGAACCTTGGCAGGTCTGGCCGGAATAACAAACCCTGTCTTGCGGATATTTCGCGAGAGGGAGTCAGCCCCAAAGCCAAATTTTTCGGAACAGTGCGCGAGGGAGAAACCATCGGTTATAAGCTCGATAGCATCATTGATAATAGAACTAGGAATTTTAATGGGCATGTTTATAATCTTCAAACTGTTTCTGGCAACTATAACACATCGGCAACGGTCGTGTCAAATTGCCGTTGCAGCTTTAGCCCAATCATTACCTTTTCCGGACGAGGTGAGATAGTATGAAGAAAAAAGAAGCTCTGGCACTAGCTAAAAAGAACAGCACTGAGGGTCTGATAAGCAGTGATAGTGCAACTTTTAAAGCTACCCTAGACGAAAGTACAGGCTTTTTAAAAGCCCCAGTAACACTTGCTAGGACAGGTGTTCAAGATTATTGGGGCTATGAACTGGGACTTGTTGATAGGGCTTTGGATAAGATTGGTGTTTTTAGATCACCTGATGAGGTGTTTAGCCCTGATGCCGTTGCCAGCTTTGAGAATATGGTTGTTACTGATGATCACCCATCGGAGCCAGTGACCGCTGATAATGTAAAAGAATTGCAGATGGGTCAGGTTTCAGGAATGGCAAAAGACCAAGGTGTCCTGACAGGGGCAATGGTCATTACAGATAAGACCTTGATTAAAAAGATACAAGATGGCAAAGTTGAAGTAAGCGTTGGATATGGTCATGATTTAAAGCCGGAAGTTGGTGAATACCAAGGGGCTAAATATGAGTTTATCCAAACGGATATAAGAGGTAATCATTTAGCAGTAGTGCAGGCTGGTCGTTGTGGCCCTGCTTGTAAAATAACAACTGATGACAAAGGAGGAACACCCATGATCATCACAATTGATGGCATCGAATACGATGTCTCAGACAAGCAGCTTGCACAAGCCGTAACTAAGTTAATGGCTAGTCATGATGCTGAGAAAAATGCCCTTGCTGAAAAGCTCAAGAAGTCAAAGGAAGAGAAAGAAGAAGCTGAGAAAGCAAAAGACAAAGCAGAAGCTGAAAAAGAAGTTGTCAGCAAAGATGTTTTGTCGGACGATAAACTAAATGATCTAGTTGCTAAAAGAGCAAAGCTTATTGCTGATGCTACTTTGGTGATTGGTGATAATATGCCTGATTGTGGCTGCCCTAATAAGATTATGGCTGCTGTAGTTGATCATGTATTTCCTGATATTTCCCTTGATGGAAAGTCAGTTGATTATGTGACTGCAACTTATGATATGGCCATTGCCAAAGCATCCAAGGCTAAAAAGTCTATGGATAATCTGGGCAAAGATTTTACTAAAGATAAAGCAGGTGCAGAAGTAACTCGTGATTCTGCTCGTGACAAATATATGGCCAGCATTGGCCTGGAGGTTTAATTATGTGTCCAGTTCAAACAGCATATACTGCTGAACAAGTTGTTGCACAAGAAGGGCAACGAGCAGACCTTGGTCTAATTGATATTATCTCAAAGACAGCGGAAGATAGTGACTTTGAATATGGCAAGGCGGTTGTCCGCGGTACTGGTGATAATCAAGCACTATTGCCTGCTGCTGGCTCTGTTGATTTTCTAGGGATCACAGAATTTACCACTGCTGGCGTTGCTAATGCTTCTGATGAGCATCTTTATGAAGAAAATTCAGAGATGAATATTCTTAGAAAAGGGCGGATTTGGGTTGTCACAGAGGATGCTTGTGTGCCAGGGGATGATGTTTATTTCCGACATGTGGCTACTGGTGCAGAGAAGTTTGGTGCTCTTCGTACTGATGCTGATGGTACTGATGCAACTCAAATTGCTGGTGCTACTTTTGAAACTACTGCTAAGGCTGGTGGACTAGCCATTGTGCAACTATAATAAGGAGGTAGACAGTGAAAAAGAAATATTCAATTGATGCTGCTACTGGTCTAGGCTATTTGGTATCTCAACTTACTCATATTGAGAGTAAGATGTATGAAGTCAAATACAAAAATATTACTTATCCAAACATCATTCCAGTTTCTAATGAAGCTGGTGAGTGGGCTGAGTCTGTTACTTATTTCTTCATGGATGGCCGGGGAGTTGCTAAGTTTGTTGGCTCAAAATCTCTTGATGTCCCAATTGCAGAAGTTGGAACTGACAAGGTTGTTGTTCCTGTAGAGCTTGCTGCAACTGGTTATGAGTATTCTGATGAGGAGCTTCGACAAGCTGTTCATCTTGGAAAACCTCTTACCCAAATGAATGATACTCTGTTGCTACCGACTGCCCAGTGGAGCTATATTGCTTCCACCCCTCGCAGTGACAATAGTGATATGACTATTCTCCAGTATATTGTGGCAAATAGCCCTTACTTAAATTCTGAGTCTGATGTTATTCCAGTCTCTGAGTTAGCTGGTGCGGGTGCGGGTGCTACTGACCGAATGATGGCTTACACAAAAGATGTGGAAAAAGTTGTCTTTCATATCCCAATGCCATTACGATTTACTGAGCCACAACGAAAAGGTCGTGGTTTTGAAGTTCCTGGTGAGTTCAAACTCTCAGGTGTTGAGTTCCGTTATCCTGGTTCTGCCAGATATGCGGATGGCATTTAATAATCAGGAGGCAAACTGATGATTGTAGTAAAAAATAACGAAAGCAAAGTGCTTGTATTAAAATCTGTTCAGGCTCAGCCATTACGGTTGTTGCCTGGCTTTAACCATGTAGACTTAAAAAATCTTGACATTTATATCAAGAATAATCCAGCAGCAATGGCACTAGCTAAGGCCAG